CCGAACCGCGAGATGTCATCGTCAGGGTCGGGCGATGAACAGTCAGCGCCGGTAATGCATCGTGGATTAATCACGTCCTTGTGGATGGCGATTCGACCGGGCATTGGGGTGCTTTCATCGGTGAAGATGATCCAGTCATGAATGAATGAGTGTAGAATATTGTTTGACATGTTATTGCTCCAAGTTTGTGATAGCCGCGCGTAGTGATGTGTAAGTGTAGGGGGCGCCGTCGGGCGTGTCGCCTCCGAGTGTGTCTGCTAACTTCCGTGCCGCAAGGTCCAGTGTGCGTGTAGTCTTAACACACCACCTCATGTGGCCGTATAGTCCTTCATCGTTAAACAACCACAGCGATACATTCCAGTGGTTCCAGTTTTTGTGTCCGTTGTACATTTTTATTTCTCCCTGTTTATTAGAACGAATACCGAGAATGTAACACCGAGTGCCCGAATCTTTCGGACTACGATGCTACACTTCTCGCCACGTTCAACCATTTCCGATTGCGCGACAAGTAACTCGCCATAGTCAAGTGAGACAAGAGCGAACCCATCGGGCCCGGTATCCTCGGCGTAACTATTTAACATTGAAACATTCATCTTTCGTTCCCCCTTTTGTTACTACTCTAATAACTCGTACACAGTGTAAAGCAACGTTCTTTTGTACGATTTTTAACTTTTATTTGAGATGTCAACAAAATGTCAAGGCGCTTGCAAAGTGTGACAAAACGGAGCAGACTCCTGGCTATTTCTTCACTCCCGCGAGATGTCAACAAAATGTCAAGGCGTTTGCAAAGTGTGACAAAACGAGGCAGACGCGCTGCCCGTGTGAGATGTCAACAAAATGTCAAGGCGTTTGCTTTCGGCTCTCATCGTGTTAGCCACTGCGACTTGCCCTCATCATGTTTTATATATGAATATCCTCACTTGCCCTCATACACGTAACAGTGAGTTTCAAACTTAAGTAAAACACTGTGAGTAAAACACTGCGAGCAAGCCACTGCGCGTAAAACAAACACTACGCCATGGGCAGATAGCGGTCTGTAGAAAAAACTTGCCTCACGTGCGCGTGTGTGCGATACAAGTGTATGCCTGTTGAACCGTCCATTGAATCTAACCGTGTATATAGGTGCACACAGTTGTTGAAGGCGAGTCGCTCCCATCGTGGGGCACTTTCTTCTCTCCGCAACCTGCCCTTATGTAGTGTGGAAGGATTTATTGAGGCTGCTCGTACGCAGGCATTACAAGATGTGGAGTTTTTACGAACACTTGGTTTCCACCTACAGGATTCCGCCACGTCTCCCGCAGTTCAACAGTGCGGGTCTGTTGACTCCAGCCGACCTATAGCTGATTCTCCTCCCTTGGCTGGCGCTAAGGGTAAGAAGGGTCGGCGGTCGGGGGGTACGCCCCTGAAAGCGAAGAAGGGGGCTACTGTAGGCGGCCCCACTCGACCAGTAAGTCCGTTGGATTCGCCATTTGACGGGCTTACTGGGCTTCTTTCTAATGATAGGTCTAATAAACCTACAGAATCTACAGAATCTACCGCCAAACCCACTTAGGAGACCCCTATGTCATCGCCTCATGCAACTGTTCGCCGATTAACTCAGCGATTCTCCGGCCAGGCCACGAGTGTTGGTGCTGCAACCATCATTACGCTGTCTGGTGTCCCTGCTAAGGGGTATATTGCGCGCTTTCACGTCACTTCTGGGTCGAATACGGTCCCTGTATTGAGTGAGAACGCTACGGCATCGGTGAATATCAGCCAGATTCTCGCTATTTCGGCGGCAGGGCAGCATCACGACGAGGTTCCTGCTGAGGGCGTCTACTATGAGGCGGCTGTTGTGGGTGGTGTGAACCGGATCTACCTGAAACCGGCAACTGCTGCGGGTACGACGACTGTAGACTACGCGATTGACATCTGGATAGGTGGCTGAGCATGGCACTTTCCAAACCAGGCATGGGCGAGGGCGTAACCACAAACTTTACGGGCATGGGCTCTGGTGGTGGTGGTGGTGGTGGTGCAGCCAACAGAGACTGGACCCGCGCCAATATCGCTGACGGTACGTGGACACTGAACGACCCAGACAGCACGTTGAGCAGCATCAGCAACACCGGCGGGGTTAATCAGGTTGTGATCGGGACTCACCACAACCCATCAACGATCGACGGTGGCGTTCACTACAAGGAGTTGCTGAACGAGGACGGAACGTCGATTGACTTCGGGGATCGACCGGTAAACGTCCAGATATATATCCACTGGCCAAATACCAGTTGGACGGCTCAGGGCAACACTGGTGGTAATGACCGGCCGAGTCATGGTTCCCGCGTCTACACCGTTGCTGGTGTAATGACCGACCCGGAGAATCTTCCAAGCTCGGCGGGCGAGACTGAATGGCCGCGCGACCTGGTGGGCTATGGCCTCGAATGGAAAACCAATGCTGAAAAAACATTCAGGAGGGGTATCTGGAACAAGGGCACAGGCACCCGTGGAACCCTCACCCACACATCAGTGAACCTGAACGCGGCGACCGCAGACGATTACGCCGCCGGTCGAAAGTGTGTAAACCGGATGCTATGGTTTGGACGCATAGCAAAGCAAGAAACTGCCAGCGGGACTGGGATCAATGTAGTTGGCTCTCCGATTATGAATGAGTTTAGCTTTTCTCACCACTGGGACGATGGCTGGAAAATTGCAGGAGATATTGAGCAGGCGATACCCCAGTATTTCGGTCGGATAAGGACAAACAAGTTGTATGTATGGGTAGCAAGTGGACGAGGCACGAGCGGGGCCGGGTCCAGTGCTACGGTTGATTTCAACCTTTACTATCGAATCACCGCCCTTGACGGCGGCAACCACCCATCGGGAAGGACGGCACTGTGACATTTCAAGACGACCCAGAGACCACAGTCAGCGGCCACATCAACACTGTGAACGACGCCTTCGACACCATCAGTGTACGATTCCAGATGCGGCGTTCCGAGTTTGACCTAATCCAAGACGGCCTCAAGGCTGACCTGATTTCATTCATGGAATGGATGGCTGCGGCTGCGGACAATGGGTAGGACATGAGACCCTACCTATTAGACAAGGTAGCTGACCTTGGGCACGCCGTGTTCGAGAGTGGCAAGTACAACCTGAACATCATTGGTATCCGCTCGAGCAGCCCCAAGTCCAACAAGTTCGACGACCGCATGTGTGTGGTGTACAAAGACGACAGCGGATGGGTGACCCGGACCTGGGAGTGTACAACAGACCCCGGCCAGTACTGGCTTGAGAACCCTATAAATGTTGAGGGTACGGCGATCTTAGTCCCTGGTCAGTATCGGGGGGTGTACAAGATCGCCAAGCATCAAGGCAGGTACGACGCCCTTTGCCAACGCAACGGGCGTGTGAAGGTTTACCGGGACAACAACCGGGACGACATTTTAGACAGGGACGACGAGTCAGTGATGAATGGGGTCTTCGGCATCAACATCCACAAGGCGGGCTCGGGCTCAACGCAGGTAGACCGATGGTCTGCTGGGTGCCAAGTGTTCAGTCACAGTGCAGACTTCGATGAGTTTATGAGCATCTGCTATGCAGCCAAGTCCAAGTGGGGCGATAGCTTTACTTACACGCTCATTGACGAACCTGTTGGACTTGGGGCTGCGGCTGCGGACAATAGGAGGGGCCATGGCTCTATTTGATAGTAATAGATTTTCGTCAGCAAAGCAGGAGTGGGCTACTCCACCAGAAATGTTTGAAGCCCTAAGTAATCATTATCAATTTGATTTTGATTTAGCTGCCGACGAAACCAACCACAAATGCGACAAATACTTTTCAGCAGAAGATGACGCCCTGACCCAAGACTGGAAGGGTAGGTGCTGGCTCAATCCACCATACGGAAGTAAAGGTGCGAACCGCTTGGCTAAGTGGGTCGAGAAAGCCTATAGCGAAAGCCGTGATGGTAGTTGTTCTGTGACGATGCTTATCCCAGCCCGAACGAACACGGCGTGGTGGGGTCACTTCTGTATGAACGCAGCCGAGATTTTGTTTGTGATTGGACGCCCGAAGTTTGGCGGTGCTATTCACGGACTTCCTCAGCCCCTATCCATCGTTACTTTTGCGGCAACAGAAGAAAAAACAAGATATGGTGGTTACGATGTCAAGACTATGACTATAGAGGGATAGGGATAGTGATGAGATTTTTCTTAGTCATATTACAACTCGCAACTGCTATTATAAATAAACTACCGGGCATGCGTAAAAAGTGCCTGCCAGAAGGGGAAGAATAAAATGGGACTCAACAAGACTGAGGTTGCTAATCTATCCGCCGAGCTATTCGAGTTTGCCGAGGACTTGATTGCTTCAAAGAAGCGCAAGAAGCCGATGGACAAGAAAGAGCTTCGTGCCTACACTAAGCGCGCCATGGGCATTGTTATGCGTCTGGCCATCGATGTGATTGACTAAATGACAACCGCATCAGCCATCGAGTCCGTAAAGGGCAGCACCATATCCATCCCGACAAGCCTGCTCTTTGCAGTCCTTGCCGGTGGTGTGGGCACTGTGTCTGGGACTATCGGTGGTGGCATGTCTGCTGCTGAGGTCTCAGAGGCCATTGACAGTAAAGTCGCAGCCAGAGAAGAAGTGATTGGTCTCAAACTTGAGTCGATTGCAGACGCCTTAAAGCGAGTAGAGGGGAAGATTGACGACTACCACCATACAACTCCTCGATAGACTCCGAAGCGTCGGTGTTGATGATTCTATGATAACGGCAAGCATCGCTGACGTTATTAGGGGTGAGACCGTAAAGATAGTCGAGACCCTGGACAAGGGTGGGGATCTTCACGTATCAAAGGTAGAGCGAACAAGGAAGCCGGAAGACTTGATGAGGGGCTTGGTAGCCTATGACATCCTTAGCGGTGGTGAGCTTGGATTAGCGGGGGAACACCTGCTACCACAGAAGACGAGGGACCCGAACGACCTACTTAAGCGACCACGACGGTTGCCAGAAGTGATTGACGCACGCATTATTTCAGACAGCAGGCCATTACCAACAAATGAAGACTCTTAAGCCTAACCTTTGCCTTGACACAGAGACTTACGTCCAAAAGAGGGCTAAGTTCCTTGGCTATCCTGACGACGAGGAGCTAAAAGGCTGGCTCGACACGTTCTCTGACCTGGCCGAGATGTCAGACCAGTCAATAGACTTTAGAAAGTTAAACCAGCAGGCTCTTGATCTTTTTGTTACTACTGTCGGGGTCTCCCCATTCGAGGCGTCCCTTATTGGCAAGTCAAACTACCTCGTTGTACCGGACGTGGTGGAGGCGAACGATGAACCTGACAGAAGACGAGATGATAACCCTGGTGTTGACCGCAATAGCGGCGATCTTCCTGCTCAACATGTGGACAGGCGCCCATTAGACAGGCCAATAGAGGTTGACGACCTTCTCGCTGACTTCGAGTTGTTTTGCACTGAGGCCATCAAGATTAAGTACCGTCCAGGCATGGGCGCTCACTGCGATAGTGGTGGGTACGGTCCATTCATCCTGAACGCTGGACAGAAGAAGCTCATATCTATTGTAATAGACATGTTCTTTAACAGGCAGGTGCCGGTACGCATTCAGATACTAAAGTCACGACAGCTTGGTGTGACGACTATCTTCTTGGTGTTCAAGCTGTGGATTTGCTATCAGATTGATGGTTTTACCACGCTCTTTATGATTGATAAAGGTGCTCACCTTGAAGAAAAGCGCCAGATGCTCATCACATGGATTGAGGCTGCGGCTGAAAAGTTTCCTGGATTGCCGACGATTAAACGTAGGGGGTCCAAAGTTATCGAGTTGACGAACGGGTCAAGAATCCTGCTTGAGTCTGCTGAGAGCCCCAACCCTGGTACTTCGGAGATGTTGCAGGGGCTACACCAGTCCGAGCGACCAAAGTGGCCAGAGGGCCGCTCACAGCAGGTTAAGGCGTCCATCCTGCCTGCCATCCCGGTCACTCGGCACACGATTGTTATTGATGAGTCTACTGCGGAGGGGTTCGATGACTTTAAGGCAGACTGGGTTCGCATACATGAAGCGCAGGGTGAGTTCTCCGACGTTCGTGTTGTTCCTATTTTTCTTCCTTGGTATGTGTCCGAGGAATACAGTAAGGACCCACCAAAGAAAGCCTTCCATAAAGGAAAGTTCAAATGGCTCAACGACGACCTTGAAGTCTGCGAGACCGATGGCGAGGGGAGCATCACACTGACCGAGGAGGCATACGCGCTGAAGCACAACTTGTCGTACTCCCAGATTTATTGGCGTCGGATGAAGATTAAGGCACCATCCCCAACGGGCTTTGGTGGTGACAACGTAATCTTCAACCAGGAGTACCCAACAACACCTGACCACGCATGGGCGAGCATAGGCATTGGGTACTACCCACACAGTGTCCTGAATAGAGTAGAGTGCTCTGAGCCCTGTTTTATTGGCCGCATCGAGCATGTTGGCCAGCCGATCACTACGCTACAGTTGACGAGCGCACTGAATATGGACCCGAAGGTTGTGTCTGAGCAGTACGGGCCGCTTCGTATCTGGGAGATGCCAGAAGAAGGTATGCGCTACTTTGTCGGTGGCGATGTAGCTGAGGGCAAGACCATACTTAATGGTTCAAGGTCGGAGTCTGACTACTCAGTGCTCTGGGTTTTAGATGAGTATGGGCGAGATGTTGCAATGTTTCGCTCAAGGATACCTCCAGAGGAGTTAGCTTATTATCTCATCCTACTTGGAAGGTTTTACAATAATGCTCGGGTCAACTGCGAAAGGAACAAGGATGGCGCAACTGTTTGGGCTTTTTTTGAACCCACAGGCTATCCGAATGTATTTTACCGTGACGATACTCGTGGTCGTGTATCTGACCTTGCTTGGTCCCTTATTGGTCCTGGGGCTCGCATCCCGTTTCTAAATATGCTACGCGCTGCTATACGGGATGACCCGAGTAGGGTTCGTTCTAAACATCTTTTTGAAGAAATGCAGTCACTCGTTAGGAAGGCAAATGGTAAGGTTGAGCCAAGTTCAGGTAAACATGACGACTGTTTGTTTGCCCGTGGTCACGCGGAGGTTTGCAGGGTGGGTCTAACAGGCAGGATGATTGATAGTATTCCAGACCCAGAGGTTCCGCCCCCACCGGCAGATTCTATGGAGTCAATCTTTTCGGATAACGGCATTGAGGTTTGGTGATGGCTTTTGATTTTGAAAAATGGGATATGCGTGTTCGTCGGGACCTTCGATGGCGGCAGTCCACCATAGACAAGACATGGACTCGCAACGAAAAGTACGTCCGCAATGAGACTACTGACCGGTATGGGAACGCAGCATCATACAAGGGCAACCTTGTGCGAGAGTTTGAGAAGGTGATTTATCATCGCGTTGTCAACAAGGACCCGGCTATCAGGGTGCGTGCAGCGGACAATGAGTTCTCATCGAACGCAAAAGACCTTGAGGTCGTGGTTAATGATATGTCCCGAATCGTGGGCCTGAAGGACTCCCTTCGCCAGGCGACCATGTACTCAACGTACAGTATGGGCTGGCTTGAGGTTGGTCATCCGTATGCTGCATGGGGCTTGAACCCACACCAGTATGCAGGCATCAACAGGAACATCACCGACCCTACGTCTCTTGACTCGACGTGGGAGGAGGTTGACCCCAGCCTTGCGCTCGCCCAGGGCATCGACCTGGAGCAAGTAGACAACCTCTCGCCTCTCGACTACGGGCCAGACTCGTTTATTACAGGTGCAGATAAGGAGCCGTCCCCCGTATTTAACGATGCAGGCATTGGCTTCCCGTACCTCACCTATGTGAACGGTAAGCATATCATTACGCCTGCTGACATCGAAAACTACATGGACGCAGACTACGTGGCCAGGCTCCGTCCAGTCACGCTCGATGAGTTGAACACCATGGGAGACGTAAAGGTCACCAACAAGGGTATCTCTCGCGAATACTGGCACCTGTTCCCCGAACTGGACATGGAATACCTTGGCGAGGATGTCGTTCTGATCGTCGAATGCTGGGTCAAGCGCGACCGTCTGGACTCAAGGTACAACAACTGGTTTGGTGCCTGGATATTCGGCGAGCCTGACTCTGTTGTTCGGAACATGGCGAACCCGTGGGGAGGCATGACCCCCTATACGCCAGTGAAGCTCACGAAGATGGGCAAGTTTCTGGAGCGCACAGTGGTGGACGACATCGTTCCTGTGTCAGACATGTACAGCATTGCACTGAAGTCTATTGACCAGGACATGCTGGACAGCCTGAACCCGAAGGTGATCGTTGACCAGACGGCGAACATCAAGGACGACGACATCAAGAAACTGCTCAACCCGTCATACCGTGGACCAATCAAGGTCAACAGGGCGGAGGGTATCAAGATTGAGCGCGGGCCAGGCATTGACCTGAACAAGATGCACTACGTTCGGTTCCTGCGCGAGATTGCACAACAGAGCACGTCCACGTCAGAGATTGATAAAGGGCAAGCCGTAAAGAAGATTAGTGCACGTCAAACATCTGCCCTGGTTGATGCCACTGACCAGATTATTAACGGTATGCGCGAGTTAGTTGCGGAGGCTGCCGAGGAATCAATGACAAAGTTGATGTTTATTCTCGGCCTATTCCACGGCAAGAAACAGCAGTATAAATATGGTCATCGTGTCGTAACTTTCGACCATGGTAAGCACGACTTTACCACTTCACTGATTTACGACATCGACGTAAAGGACATGGGCCCAGATCCAGGCTCAGAAGACAAGATGCTGCTTATGCAGTTCATCCGCACGGTCTCAATGAACCCCGAGTTGTCCGCAAACTACGACTGGAACAAGATCGCTGGAGAGGTTGCACGGGTGTTCGGCTGGCCCCCAGACTCCGTTAAGCAGCAGATGCAGGAGATGGGCATGCCTGACCTTGAAGGGCTTGCACCAGGGGGGCAGCCGGGAGCGAACCCGAACCCGAACCCTGGCCGTGGTCCAACTGACCAATCCCAGTCTGCTGCGGCACCAAGCTCATCTAATGCTCTTTCCGGCTTGGCAAGGAGCGTATAATGTTGTACGAATATCAGTGTGCTGACATCGGGTGCCTTCACGTAACAGTAGAGATAAGAAGTGTTGCTGAGAGATTCAAATACCTCGAATGCGAAAGATGCGGCACCGAGGCCAAGAAAGTGATGTCTATACCTTCTCGCTCATGGGGGCTTAAGGTTGAGGTTGAAACTTACCCAATGGCTAATCATTTTCTTAGCAAACCTGGCCAGCCGCCTGTAGTGTTTGAAAACTCAACAGAAAGAAAGCAGTATTACAAGAGGCATGGTCTCGTTGATGCTGTTACGCCAGATTCAGATATGGCAACAATGTACACATCAGATGGCGATTGCAAGAACCATGAAGAATCTGATAAGTTTGATAGTATAATGGAGCAGTCGAAATATGTTCGAGTGCCCGACCAATGGGAAGACAAGCCTTTAGGAGAAGAAAATGTCTGAAGAAACAACCGCACCAGTAGCTACTGAGTCTGCCGCACCGGTGGCAAGCACAGGTAGTCCAGCATCACCGGAAGCCAGCCCATCATTTGATATGGCCACATGGGAGGCGTCTGGCGGTAGCCGGTCTGACCTGCCTGACGACTTCCGCAAGTTTTACGACCACATGAGCGACAACCACAAGAAGCAGGACTCATTCAATGCAGTCCGAGAGCTTCGTGGGCTTATTGACAGCGCCGACTCTCGCTCTACGGGCCAGAACGCGCCACGAGACCAGCAGACCGGGCAGCCGCCCGAGATTGAGCAGCAAGTCCAAGCACGCCTCGCGCAGATGCAGAACCAGAAGTCTGTTGAGAAGTTTCGGGGCGACTTCGAGACTATGCTTAAAGAGCCAATCAGTGTTGGTGACGGTCACTCGTATGCTTTCGCTGACAAGAAAGAGCTTGAGACGTTTGTAAACTATTCACGGGACGTTCTTCAAAACGGAAAGATTACCCCGCAGGACCTATACAAACTATGGAACTTTGAACGAATCATGGCTGACACTGGCGAGTGGAAGGCAAGGTCGCATGAGGAAGCACTGCGGAAGACAGCGGGTGGCCCCAAGTCAGAAGCAGCGCCAACAAGTGCAAAAACCTCAAACGCCGAGTCGGGAAGCGCAGGCGAGCGCGACTCAAACTTGACGGTAGAGGAGATAATGAAACTCAAGTTCCCAGATATTTATGGAGACATGAAAGCTGGGACAGTCCGTTACGGATAAAACAACCCCTTTAGGAGATTAGTAAAATGGGCACACGCTCTGAATACAGTGAAACAAAAGCACTTATCCAGGCTATTGAGGATCGGGCGAAAGCCATTATCCCTCAGCAGCTTGTACAGAACTGGTTCTATTACCGCTTGGTAAAGAATGCTCGTGCTGTAAAGTGCTACGACAACGTTGAGATTCCCCTCATGCCAGCCGTACCCACAATGGGTAAGTGGATTGGACGAGGCTCAACCCTCCCCGACAGTAGCAGTGACCAACTCGCTTTGGCCACGTTCAACAACCGCTACCTCGCCGTTCCTACCACACTCAACTTGGTTGATTTGTGGGAGCACGAGAACAACCCGACTACCATCTTCCAAGATGCAGACTTCGAGGCGCTTAAAGCTGCCTGGGGTATGCGCCGGATGCTGTCGAACGCTGTTCTTAACGGTACTGGCGGACTTCAGCCTGATGGCCTTGTTGGTCGGATTCTGGAGAAGGCAGCACCAGTGGATCAGGTCCAGATCGTCGGTAACGTCGATAAGTCCTCGAAGCCGTGGTTTCGTAACCAATACGTGAACCTTACTCAGAACTTTGGACACATTGCTGCTGGCACGACAATCCCTGCTGGTATCCTTGCTGCTCAAACCCTTATTGATTCTTGTACTGTTGGGCAAAGCGTCCCAACTGACATCGTAACGACCAAAGCGGTCTACATGATGTTCCGACGTGCAATGATTGAGATGAGTTCTGCGTACCACATGGCTACTTCCGAAGAAGACATGAACTTTGGTTTCAAGAGTCTCACCTTTGATGGTGTGAAACTTGCCTGGGACCCTCAAATGCCTACTGACACCATCATCTGTGTACACATGGGTCCGACCAAAATGGACTCTCGTCGCATGGGTGAGAACACAGCTAAGTTTGATGGCGACCTTGAAAACGCATCCGTTAAGAACACGCTTGAGTTGGATGGAGGACTATTCCTCACTCACAACCCGAACGTGAACATGCGGACGCTTGAGGCACGGACTCCATACCGTGAGCTTAACCAGACTTCTTGGCTTGTTAACTCCTTCAACATCGGTGTAGGCCGGATGTCAGACCAGGGTATTGCTGGTTCCGACAACGGTTCACGCTGGAGCACCTGGAGCTAATATGTCTACGATGATCCTACGAAGAATAAAGGACACGGTTGAGTATACTCACCTGTCCTCGAAATCGGCCCCGCCCACCGGTGAGCTTACGCTCACTGGTGCTGCCGGCGCTAACACCCAGGGTGCCTATACTGAAGTAACGTCGTCCCTTTCAGTAAACACTAAAATCGAGAGCATCTGCATCTACGGTCTTAGTGCTGCTGACCGGTACACTGTGAACGTTGCCACGGGTGCCGCTGCTGCTGAGGTTGTTGTCGCTACCATCTCCATTGGTGGAGCTATAGCAGCAACAAGCACAGTACCAATCAACATCCCAACCATTGCCAGTGGTACTCGCCTCGCTTGTAGCGTTGCGTCCGTCTCAGGTGGTGGTGATACATGCAAGATCGCAATCAACTATATTGAGGTGGTATAATGCCAGTCCGTTCAGATGCTACAACCCTTGTCGGTAAATACGATGGGCATGGACCCCAGGCGTGGACCGACCTAAGCCCCCACTCGATGTTCAAAGATCCGAACATCATTATCCCCGCTGGCGAGATGACTCTCCACAGCGAGGACCAGGACCGTCAGGACTTGTACCTGCGTGAACGTAAGGTCATCTACACTGAGACCGTGCTTAACGTTACTTACAAGTACCTTCTAAACCTCGTGTTCTACCAGCATCCCGCTGGTGCCCTTGCCCTCACTGTGACCGCTACCGTTGGTAAGCTGATCGGCGAGGACGGGGTTGTGACTGCCGCTGCGGATACGCACACCACGGTTGCTGGCGTATCGCTTGGCAAGTACTTCACTGTTGGGGTTGACTCCTTCGGTGAGGCTGCTGTCGGGCCATATGGTGAGTCTTCATTGTCTGCCGATGCGTTTGTGAAGACCACAATCGCCGCTGGTGACGGTGTATGGCTTATCCGTAGTGGTACAGCCGTTGTGGATTGCTCTGCGGGTATCGCGGCTGGAGTAGAGGTAAAAGCCAACACCGGCGGCAAGGTTCAAGCCACCGCTGGCGCAGCCGATGTTCCATCCCTGCTAATGGGGACTTCTCGGGTCACGTCCGGTGGGGCCGCCCTTGGTCTTGTTGACCTTCGTATCCCTGAACGGCTTCCGCCAGTCAGTTAAGCTAATACTACTGGGGGCCTGGTTTACTGGGCCCCCGGTTTATTCAAAGGATTTTCATTATGGCCGTATCTGTTACATCTCAGACAGACCCCTATGTCGACAAACTGATTGTCGATACCGACGCCAATGCTACTGCTGAGGACAATGTTCTCACTGGTGCGGCTACGTGCTACATTCTTGATACAGACAACAGCAACAACAGCACCGCTGTTTATGCTAAGTTTTTCAACACCACGAACGCTACAACCGGGACGACGGAGCCAGACATTCTAATGCTTGTCCCTGCCAACGTTCGGCAGGTGTTGACGGTATCTTCTGGCGTGGTGTTCGCCGCTGGCCTTAGTATCGCTTGCGTTGCTGGTAAGGCAACCTCAAACGCAGTTAGCCCAACCAACAGTATAACTATTAGAGTAATGGCGGAATAATGTCTCTTGAAACTACATTCTCAACTAATCCAGTAAAGACCATCATTGCATCTGAGACTGGACTTACGAGTGGCGGTGGTGCCGCTGCTGCCGGGGTTGGAATCAACAACATCACTGGTGGCGCAGCCTATATCCACTCCGTGGAGGTCAGCAACTCCTCATTCGGTACGGACGTTTATGTGAAGCTGTACAACGCAGCCTCCGCAGTAGCGGGCACGACGGACGCTGACATCATCTTACTCTGTAAGGCCAACGTAAATAGGGTGTACAACTTCTTCCCCGGCGTCCTGTTCTCAAACGGCGTTACTGCCGTATGCACAACCACCGCTGGTCAGGCTGGCACTACAGCGCCAGGCACGCCCCCTCCAGTTAAGTTCGTTTTCTCTGAATCCGCGAGCTAAAAATGGCCCAACACAAGGTTATTGACCTTATCAACCAGTTCATGGAAGACCATGGGCAGTCGTCCGGTAAAGATAGGGTCATGCTTTGGTTGGAGGACGTGTACTCCAAGGTTAGGCGATTGCCCTGGTCTTGGAACTTTAAGGTCACTGAAACGCAGACAGGCGGGGACTTGGTGGCGACCGTCATCATCACGTCCGACCCCGCGCTTGAGACATTTAGCTGGGTCCTTGGCCAGAGCCACATCACAGCGAGCAACGCAACGGTCAGCACTATCGACGGCAACAGCACCGGAAGATATATTTACATCGGTGAAGAATGGTACCGATGCACGAGGGTTGCTCCAGTTGGGGATACGAACCGTATCTATCTTGATAAGAAGATCGTAACCGCAACAGCCACCACACAGACGGTCAACTTTTACCGCAGAGACCTTGCGTTTATGACGAACGGCATCAAGTCCATGAGGGTTGATGACGTTAAGTGCGAGCACCTTACGGATGAGCAGATTTACCGGTTCAAGCGTGGCCTTGACCCCCGCTGGTACTACGGTGACTCAGGTCGCCCCCTTGCGTACCATCTGGATGAGTTTGACATTCCGGGGCCGATGTACGCTCCAACAGTAACCCTTGCTGCGGACACTGCCGCGACGACAACGGTCGGCACACACCGGGCCTACTTCACGTTCTTCGACAAAGAGACGGGGCAAGAGAGCGTGCCTGGACCATCGGTTGAGTTCTCTCCAACCGCTGCACTGCCACGGGCCGTTATCGGGTACGGCAGCGCAGGTGGGCACCACTCTGCCGAGACCACGATGTACTCCAGGCTGTACATCACAAAGGTTGTTGACAAGTACACGCGCAACCCCGCCTACGCCATTACCCCGGCCGGCAGGCTCCACTCAGATACGTCTACGGTTGTGTTCAACACCTCTGACGCGCTTCTTGGGGACGACGCCCCATACTATGATGGTTCATGGGCACGAACGGTAATGTACCCGGCCCCTGACGAATACCTTCGGGTTGAGTGCATGCACATCGACACGTGGAATGGCCTGCCAGAGGAGCAGGGGATCATAAAGCTGGGTCGTCAGCGCGAGTTTATCGAGTTGTTTCACCTGTACTTCCTGATGAAGCAGTCGATCCAGAACAAGGACCCTCAACAGTTTCGCGGAATGCAGGGCGCTTTCAGGGAGCAGATGAACTTTCTTCTTGCTCAGGACGGAGATGACCGCAGGCTTGACCCGTCATCCTGGGAGTACCAGTTCTATTCGCCAATGAGTGCCTCGCCTGACGACTTCACTTCATCGCTTAAGTATCCGTTCTAATGCCAGAGTTGGTTAAACAAACTATCCTCGTCCCACTGGACGGCTTGAGCCACGAGCACGAGACCGACGGCACGGTACTTGGTGAGCATACGCTCAACTTCTACCCTGACGGAGAGGGCTACCTGGTCAACTACCCAGGAAAGACGGCATACTTCAAGTCGGATACCACACCGGTCACGGTCGTTGATGAGAGCGCATACGCTTTGCCTGATTCGCCTGGCAGTGTGGGCTCGGCAATCAACGTATATACCACTCCCCCAACAGGTAAGTTCACGCGCATTCGCATTTATCGAGACTCCGCTGGGCAGCAGCACATCGTATTCGTGAAGGGCACCCAGTTCTGCGTAGTCGAGGGCAACGGATACCGGGTCCTGTATACGTTTGTTGGTGTGACTCGGGACGGCGCAAGCTACCCCGACATTGAGGTCCACCAGAACAGGCTCCTCATCGCGAACCTTGGTGATCCTGTCCTCACCTGGGACGGGTTTCAGGATGTCGTACCACTCGGCGTCACTGAGATACCTGACCCACCGACTGTAAGTGTCGGACTCACGCCATGGTATACGAGCACAGGGCAAAAGAAAGAAGATAACAAAGTCGTCACTGTCGGGACTGACTTGTACTCCAGTACAGCCCTTGTCGGCGGCATGTGGACCAAGTACGGATACTGGGGCAACCCCGGCATCTGGTACTCAGGCCCAATCAAGTATGAGCCGGGCGGACACTACCACGGTCTGCATTCTCCCGGTGACTACCACGACCCGGCAAACTGGAACGATACATCATGGCGCTGGAAGGTTCAGTACTTCGACCGCTACGGCAACAAGGGCCCCGTGTCTGCTGCAACCCAGGTTGTGACGATACCGAAGAACAAGGCGATCACAGTTAAGCCTGGGTTTCCAGAGACATCAAACCAGGGCAGGGTCTCTCTTGCGGACTGGGACGGAAAGTCATGGTCAACAGTATATTGGCGTCCCCCCAAGAACGACTGGCACATTGCTGGCTGCATCCTCTATAAGACCCTTGACCTGCACCCAGAAAAGGCAAACAGTCAGGAAGTCTTCTATCGGGACTATACGCAGAACAACGTAAACTGCACGCGCCACACATCTATCTCTGGCGATTCGACCTTGGCCAACTCTGCCATCTTAGACACTGACGTTGGTGGTCCGCCGTCCACAGACCTGATCGCGTCATGGGGCTCTCGTGTGATCATGCGCGACCCTGTGAACAAAGAGAAGATGCTGTACTCTGACCAGAGCAACCCAGGGCAGTTCAGACCATCCCACGTATACAAGGCGAGAGACACCATCGAGGCGCTTTTGCCCCTCGGCGACCGCCTGCTTATTGTGACTCAATCCACTTCGGAGATCCTGTACTACACCGGTGACGGCTCGATCGCGCACCTTGAGACTCACGAGAACAAGGGGTCTTACTACGGTAGGAGCTTTGCAGTCTTTGGTGATCAGGCATTCGGTCTATTCAATGATGGGTTCTTCCTGTTTAATGGTCAGACGTTTGCACCAACCAAGTCCCCGTACTTCCTTGAGGGAGACTACATTGACCGGTGGCACGACGTTCAAAACTCAGTCGTTCAGGGCGAGTGGTACTTCCTGTCTATCCGTAAAGAGATGACGGCAGATGAGAACAACTTTGTCCTGATGTGCCACTTGCCAACGTCGCGGTGGTTCCAGGTTGAGGAGTCAGTGAGAGACATGGCCGTGTCCGGCGAGTATATCCTGGGGGTCTCTGACTCCATATACTTCATGTACAGGGGCAACGACTACGGTAAGTCTACAATCCACGTCAGGGGACTAATGAACAAGGCGGGAGGGGTTATGCGGGAAAGCACCCTAAGTGGCCTGTCACTGTTCCTTGAGCCTGCATCTAAGAGCGACGTTACTGTGATCGTTACTGGGTCTAATGAGTTCGCCAAGCGTACCGGCGAGGCTGTCTCGTACCCATCGCGGTCAACGGTAACCAAGGACATTCAGTATTACCCGTACTATAACGACGGGGCTTCAACGTGGGACAGTTCCGAGTGGGTCGCACCAAATGATTTCCATATCGAAGTAGATATGCGTAAAAATGTCACAGCATTCAAACATGACATCCGATTCGAGTTCGAGGGGCCCCAGAAGATAAAGGCTATCGGCATCGAGTTCGGGGTAGGGACAAACATTGCGCCTACGGAATAGAAATGAGGTCCTACTCGCGAGAGCGGATGGTTCCACGTACCGTCCAGCGCCAAAGAATGCGCGCCAGGAACAGTTGACTCTGAAGGTTTACGACCAGGCCCCCCGGACTAAACCAATCATTGAGGTGAAGTGATGTTTGAAACCCGCCTTCATCGGTTCGACGCCAACGACGCCATCAATAAGAGAAGTTTGTGGGAAGGCTGGCTACAGTGGGCGAACAGGTTTTCATCTATTGATTCTGACAACATTGCAAGGACTCAGTTTGGTCGCTCCCGGTTCACCATCGACGCCTTCATTGAGATGTTCAGTGCAGGACTTGACGTGTCAGAACCGAACGGGCTGATGTCAAGCTCGTCAGGCACAATGGTGGCTGCGTCAAAAAAGATAGTGTCTCTTGATGTTTCTGGAGACTATTGGGTCAACTGGTCAATAACGCTACAGCCAAGGGGCAGCGGTGACCACAGATTTGCTGGTGGCGTTCCGTTTGTTGGCAATCAGTTCGTTGGCTCTGCCCAGGACTTTAAGGCTGAGATGGGATGGCACAACAACTCGTCTATATCGGAAGCCATCGGCAGGGGTCCAGAGTGGGGCGGGATTGGCGATGAAGACACCGCATATGATCTCGTCCACAACAACTGGGAAGACCTTGGAAGGCTTGGGGTGCAGAGGCGTACAGCCGTATCCTCAGAAGAAAAAACAAAGGTAGACTCACAGATTACCGGGAGGGACTACATTCACCTGTCTGGCTCAGGTGCCGCATCTGTTGGTCGTGTCACCGGGAACATTGGTGTGATGTTACTATGTGACCCTGATACGTCATACGCAATCATCGCATCACGGCTAACGCTTCACCGGAGAAACAAGTAATGTCTCGATTTACATTCTCCCAGCGCCTCGGATCAACCCCCTCCGAGGGCGTATACAACGGCATAGCTGAGGACTTTAAGAAGTACATCAACAGTACGAAGCTAAGCCAAGACAACATTAGCGACGAGTCTATCAGATTCAGACACCTAAAGAAGTCGCCAGTCATAATGATGTTTAAGGACTGCGGTAACGCAATCTGGAGGTCAGCAGCACCAGAATCACTTGGCAGGGGTATAAGCTGGGACCTTTACAGGGACACGAATGCGGAGGCAGACAACACTCTTGAGGTGACGTACACCCATAGCACTGACGCCCCCGGCGGGGACCTTGTAGAGTTTACCGTCTGGTACTACCCGTACTCAATAGGCTCACGTAGCGAGGTTGTACCTGCGGTGTATCGTGACTCAGCCTGGGTCCCACTGGTTGAGCAGAAGCGTCCTGCGGGGATCGGTGTAGGGTTCTATGGGGGCCTTGAGCAGCCCATGCTCCATCCAGACGGCGTGGCCGCCCATCCATTCCTTCAATACGGCCCAATCATCACTGTCGGTGTCGGGTCTTATGATCGGCCAGGAACAGCAGCATACGGTGGTCCGATCATCTGTACCGTAACAATGAAAAGGGCAGAGCTTGTTGGTGTTACAAAGTTTGGTATGATGATAAAGGTGGACGTAGGCCAGGACCAGAAAGACGGCGCGCCTGGTTATGGGTACCGTGAGAGTCGATGGTCAAAGTACGACCGACTTTACCTTTCACTGGTAGCGAGGGATAACTGATGTCTATTGTAATAAACCCAGTATCCGGTGAGCTTGACGCAGCCATTGTCGATGGAAACTTTGAGGAGCTTGAAACCTTTCTTAAGGAAAACGTCAAGGACGAGGACTTTAGCGGGCGGTTCGGCAAGTATAAGATTCGGCGGTACACCAGCGGCAAGATTGTCGGATTCAATAGTGGCTCATCACCGAACTCGTCGGCAGAAATGACCGGCTTATCGGGTACGTTCGAGAACAACTGGATAGCCGGTACACCAGCCATAACGTACGCTACGGGCCCGACCCTTGACGCTGGAGTTGGTGGTCAGGAGTCTGGCCTCATTAACGACAAGAACGACATGGACTACAACCATCCGTCCCTGCATCCTTTCGAGTTGCTTGGGTATCCGGGTGGGTCTATGCACTACGACTTCCAAGAGGAGGGGTTCGCTGACCCGGTTAGCTACTACAACTCGGTAGGGGGCCACTCCATAACCAAATGGCCCCCAGAGTCGTCGGCCATGGGTCGGTTCCCTAAAGATGAGTGCTGGTCCAGATGGCTGACTGTCCCTGACGCCGCTGGTGGAGTGTACGTTGATGAGCCCTGCGTTGCCATCATCACAGCACAAGTGAAGGGCAACTACTTTATGACCCCAGCCCTGCGTGTTCATGGAACAAATACAACGAAGATTAAATATGACACTAAGGTTCAGTTTAGCGAGGGCGGCGATCTTGAACCAGTCAGGATGTACCACGACCTGTGGCAGTCTGGTACGAAGGTGTCTGACCCTGGCCAGATAGTTGAGGGCATGCAAAACTCTGCGTTCATCCGCATGGGCCTATTCGTTGATACAAACCCGATTACCTGGGAAGACGAGTTTAGGAATGGTGACGCGTACGGCAACAGCGCATACGGTAGTGGGCATGGATACAACCCGTGGATTGGAGAGAGCCCTACCGGAGAGTATCTTGCAACCAAGCCAGAGGGTGTATCTAAGGCGCGGTCCTGGGTGAAGGTTTCAGACATAACTCAGAAGGTGCGACAGAGGGGCAGCTACAAAATCATAGGTGTTGTTCAACTTAAGGGTCGCCGAAAGTACAACTTCTCACTCAAGACACGGCCAGCCATGACGTTTGGCCACGTATCTTACGATACCGACAAGGGGGAATACCAGTTCTATGACGGCTACTGGGAGATTGGGCCAAACCCTGTCCTCCAGCTTAACGATGCCCCGACAGGAACGCGGCACAACCCAGCATGGAAGTGGGGCTCCAACCATTCAGAAAGGGGCGGGACGCAGACGGCAATGGAGAGCTATTGCTACCCTGGTGGTGATGCCCTTGTTACAAACCTGATTGAGTCGTCCTCGATTAGTGTAGAGTTTTTCTACGGACAAAGTTTATCTTCAGTTCAGGCTTACGCTGCTGAGCTTGTTTCTGGAGTCGGCACGGATTTGGGGGTATAGATGGCACATTCAGGAGTTGGTAGTTACGCGCTTGGCGGAGGCCAGGGGGCTATTAGTGGTGCCGCCGCTGGCGCAAGTACGGGAGCATTATTTGGCCCTGGTGGTGCGGCTATAGGTGGTGTTGCTGGCGGTGTGGCCGGGCTTGGCCTTGGTCTGCTCGGTACAGCACTTGACTCTAAAGCACAGCACGAGCAGGAAGACGCCCTACGCCAGGCTGAAGCTGAGTTCGAGGCGGCCCAGAAGCAGTATGACCGGCAGGTTCTCCAGTCGGGTGCTGCTGCGAGAGAGGCTGTCCAGCAGGGAATGGCTGCTAAGGGTGCTGCTGACGCTAACGCAGTCAGTGGGGCCATGACTGACGCTGAGCAACAGGCGGACAAGGCTGGCTTGATTGGCGCAGAGAAGGCCGACTATGTGGCTGGTGTCCGTCAACGCGTCGAGCGAGAGCGTACCGCATCTTCACCGGCTGTGTACCAACAGGCTTTAGGTGGTGCCCGACAAGAGGCTCAAGCAGGAACCCAGCGGGCGGCTATCGCCCTCCAGACTGCGGCAGGCAAGTACGACTCTAACGTTACTCAGATTTCAGGTCAGAATACTACTTCAGCGAGTGCAGCTATCGGTCAGAGTCTTGGCGCAGTCATGCAGACTGCCGGGGCACTTCATGGTGCTGATATTAGCTTCGCTAAGGGTGGCGGTGGGGCGACCACACCACTGACTGATGCTGAGATTTCCGGCCTTGGCGCAAAAGGCGCCGCTGCTGGTGTGTCCACAGGAAAGGCTGGCGGTGTGGCCACACCCATGACTGACGCCGAGATTGGCGGGCTAACAGCAGGGGAGCTTGCTGATGATGCCGAGATGGACGCCCTAATGCGGGGATTCCAGAACCCAGAGAGCAAGGACACTATCGCAACCGGCGCGACCGGTGGGCGCCCTGCTGCCAGAAAACAGAAGTTGGGTGGTGCGACTACTGCCGCACCTGGACCTATGCTTGGACCAGAACCACCGCCAGGACCTGCTATTCCCGGTTACGGCAGCCTGGTTAATCCGACAGGCATGGGGGGCTTACCCTATCAGTCCATGGACCTAATGTCTCCAGATGAACTGATGGCCGCCAGATACGCCCCTGCACCTGCTGCACCTGGCACTTACGACACAGAAGCTGAAGCATTAGCTGCTGCTGGCGCGACTGTTCGTGGCCCCCGGCAGGGAGGTACCATATCTCAAGGAAGCGAATGGTCCATGACTGAGGCCGGACCCACCACTCCGTTAGGTCCAGGCGCTTACGACACAGAAGCCGAAGCATTAGCTGCTGCTGGCGAGACTGTTCGTGGCACCGGGTTGGGAGGTACTATACCCCAAGGAAGCGAATGGTCCATGACTGAGGCCGGTACACCTGCACCTGTTGCACCTGCACCTGCACCTGCTGCGAAGCGGTACGGTGAGGTGGAAACTCCTGGCCGACGCCTTCCCACCAGGACAGACCGTAACGAGCGACTGCCTTATCATTGGATCAACCCCGATGGCTCCAACGCCACAAGGCCAGGGCAGGAGATAGACACCATGGCGCCCCCGCCTGTTCCTGCACCTACCCCTGCACCTACCCCTGTTGCTACCCCTGTTGCTACTCCTGCACCTGTTGCTGCCGCTTCCGCACATGTTGCTGGTGGCGTAAACAGTAAGGCTCTACAACCTGGTTATCAGTGGGTCTGGAGTGATGAGCTTATGGGGTACACACAGCAGCCCATAAACTACGGCATCGGCGGTGGCATCGCTGGCTTCGCCTCCGGCGGGATTGCTGGTGCGGCTGGACCAGAGGTAGCCATGTTGGGTGAGCAGGGGCCCGAGCTTGTACTCAACGCTAAGCAGACCCAGCAGCTTGCACAGGCATTACCTGCGGCAGCACCCAGACCCCAAGCAGCACCCACTCAGGGCGGTGCTCAGGGCGTTTTCTCTCAGACTCCCGAGGAGCTTGAGGCATATCTTGAAGAACTACTGACCAGGGCGAGTTAAAATGGCATCTTTTGTAGCGGGACCGAACAAGTTTGCTCTGCTGGCTAACGCCTTCACTGGTGCAGCTAAGGGTGCGAACGACTTTGCACAGTTGAAGCAGCGTAGCGACGCACTGAAAGAACAGCAGCGACAGCACGACGACAACCTTGGGCTTGGCTTTGATAGGTTAGATGAACAGATTCGTCAGTTTGATATTGGCACCTCGGAGAGATCACGGCTGGAGACTATGGCCCTCGAAGCCCGGCACAAGTTGGGTATAGAGCAGTCACAGATTTCCAAGTCAGCGACTCTTGGTGCAGCCGGTATCCGATCAAGGACAGCAGACAAGGACCGCAAGGCAACCATCGCACTTCAAGAGAGGAACGCAGGGCTTGATGAGCACGTAAACATCATGGAGGCCCACAACGTTGCTGGCCTGCACACCGACCGCAAGGCACACGACGTAAGGCTCCAGGCCGGTGAGACCACTGAACTGTTCGATTGGGAACGCAGGGCAGATGCGGCAGCCCTTGCGATTGCAACAAAGATGAGCCTTGGTAGCCCACCAACACAGGCCCAGATTTCCCTGGCCAGAGAGCAGGTGGACAACTACCCTGGACTGAAAGAGCAAGCCAACACCAACCGCATTGATGCTGAGATGTCGAAGGCATTAGCGAGGGCCGGTGGCGGTCGTGCTGGCGGTGGATACACTGGCACTGGGGCTGGAGTTGACTTTAGTCAAGCGTACACTGGCGCGCTTTATGAATCTGTCGGGCGTGACCCGAAAACTGGACTCAACAGGGTTATCCATACACCGACCGCCACCGCATTTGCCGACATCCAGGCGCAGATGGCCCTTGATGGTGCCGACAACCCCTACACTGCACGGAACATAGAGGCATTGGCTCACGTTAAAAGGCTGTCGCTCTTGGTTGGTGAGCATAGTCGAGGATCTAAAAGCACGAAGCTAACCAACCTTGAGGGTCAGCTTGAGCAGTCATTGTCCCCCAAGAACTTCATTGGTGTGGACTCGTCCTTTGCCTCCAGCCTGGCCGAGCTTGTTGCTACTCAGCAGGAGATGGGGAGCACCAGCAGTCTCGACGACCCGAGCGCGTGGAGAAGGTACACCAGCAAGGAAGCATACAACAGTGCCCAGCTTGAGGCGGAGGGCCAGACCGCACGGGCAATCAGACCAGATGCAGTCAAAGAGGAGGACCAACAAAGGCACGCCCAGAAACTTGAGGCAACAAGGGCATCCATTGCTGCCCAGCAAGTAGCCAGACTTTCAGGTGGCGGAGATGACGCAGATGCCGTCACTGGTGCTGTAGGTGAGCTTCAGTCGGACCAGTCCTGGACATTCAACGCTAGCAACTTCCGAGATCCAGACCAGGCCAGGGCGGAGGCGGCGAAGGCCTGGGAAGCATTCAGTATACCCAGCCCAAACATCCCGACCACACCTACACAGGGCACGCCCGAGTACGACAAGATGCTTGCAGACATGCAGCAGTTCGGAGGATAGATAGATGGCCTTTAATCCAGACGATCCCTTCCGACTAAGGCACATTGAGGCTGTAAACGGGGACACTGACCTCGTTCGTGGCGATGACCTACCAGAGCACATAAGAACCGGCGACGTGCGTACGGACCAGCGGTATGCAGAGCAGCGCATCATGCTCCAGAACGCCCAGGCTCGGGGCCTTATCTCCGGTGACGAGGCGTCCAACGCTTACGCTCAGAACGATGATGGGTTTATTGCTCGATCCCTGGAGGCACTGACCGGCATTGAGGGTACTGAGAGTGAGCTACAGACCACGGTTGATGTCCTGTCAATGGGCAACTACGGGATGGCCGCACTAACCAAGGCCCGCCACCAGGCTATCAGGGCTGCTGGCAAGGACTATGAGGGAGGCGAGGTCCCATGGTATGCGCCCGTTCGCTGGCTGCCCGTGTTCAGCACGGACGAGTACCGTAGCGCGATTCGGGACCGCACAAGATATGCTGATGTCTTCGGTGAAGAATACAGTATGACGGCTGGTGGTATCGGTTCGTTCGTGCTGGACGTTGCGCTTGATCCAGTGACGTATATGACACTTGGTACTGGTACTGGCGCGAAGGTCACAGTCAAGACAGCATCGGCAGCAGCCCCCAAGATTCTCGGACAAGAGCTTGCAGAGAAGGCAGCCAAAGAGGGCGTTGAGCTTACATATTCCCGATGGGGCACAAAGGTTCACCGGGAAGCCGTACGTGAGTTGATGCCCGTGGTCGAGAGGGAGATAGCTGATAGTGTTGCCG